TCGCCGGTGGCAGACCCGGCACCAAGCCCGGTCAGCTTGTTCCCGGTCATAGGCAGGTTCCCGGTTATCGGCGTTTGGCCGTCAGACGAAAGCGACTGCGTAAGCGCTGCCGCTATGTCATTAGCCAAATTTTGCCAATCTGCCGCAGTAGCAGAAACCCCGTTGATTGCGGGGTTCCAGCTGTTCACTGGTAGACTATATACTCCGCTTCCGTTACGTGACATTTTTATCCTCTATGGAATTCATCTTAAAAATACTAGCCTTTTCATTAGGTGTTTCATTGTATTCATGGCTATTGCAATGGCATAGCTCCAGCCGCGCCAGCCGCCGTTGCAGTACCAGACAAAAAACGAGAGATATATTTTATTTCTTCGGGCGTAAGCTGGCGCGCTGGTTGCGCTCGTAATGCTTTATCAACATTAACCTGGTTAGCCACACCGCTTCTTAGCACGTTAATTAAAGCGGCTGTTTGTGGTACTCCGGGGGTGTTTGTTAATAAATTAGTAATCGCGCCCCAGTTTCCTGACACGTTGGGTTTCGACGTGTAAGGTATAGATTCCATATATGAACCAACCCTGGCAAATCTGCGAAGATTTTCAATTTCTTTCGGCGTAAAAAAAGCCGATAATTTTTCTGTACCAAGTTCACGAAGTGCTGTTTGATAACGTTCTGGGGAAAATGGTTTATCCCCTGCTATATTTTCGCCAAAAGCTCTTCGTTGTAAATGCGCCCCAATCTGTAGCCTTGCTTCTGCAAACGCTTCCGGGTTTTCATTTTTTAACAGTTCGGCCATTTTTTTGACTTGGCTAGACTGTGCAGTTTTTGACAGAATAAAATTTTGTACAAACGTATCCGGGTTTGCAGTCCCGTTAGCGGATGCTTCAAGAGCAGGTATTGCATCCTGCAATTGAAAGCGCCGCGCTGCCAACTGCCTAGCCGGTTCAAATACATCATCAACACCCGCATCTTCACGAACAGCCTTTTTTACTGCGCCGCGCAATGCTGAAAGAGCAGTATTCGTTGCTTGATCATTGCTTTGATTTTTGTTAATAACCTTAATTAGTTTGTCAGCTTCTTCAACAGTAAAAAGTTTTGTTTGTTTGCCACTCAAAAGTCCATACTTTTGAAATTCTTTTATCGGTAAATTATCAATGGTGTTTTGACTAAATTGATCAATTACGTTAGCAAAATCTTGTGCCAGTCCCTGCATAGGAATTTCAACATCTTTTCCAACGGCTTTACGTGCGGCGCCATAAGCTGCGCCTACTTCATTTGAAAATTGCTTATCAGCGTCTTTAAGAGCATTTACTAACTGGTTGCCGCCAATTTGTTGTTCTTGTGCGCCAGTCGCAAACGACCCAATACCTTTTTGAATTTGCGCGCCTTGTTGCATAAATCTTTCGCGCAAAGGCGTGCCAACATCCAGTTGCGTCAGGTTTTTTTCAATAGCAAATTGCGCAGGATCTCGTGTAACTTGGCCGAGCGTATAAGGCATGTCAAGCGCCTTGAAGTCAGCAATTCTCATGGCCGCGCGCGGGTCTTTCCCCGCGTATTCTTTTGCGGCCTGCGTTACTTGGTTTTGCAATTCTATTTTTTGATCTTGCGTCATTGCGTTCCAATTAAGACCGGACGCTTCTGCAAAATCTTGAGCAGATTGCTTTAATGTAACGACATCATCGCCGCGCATTTTGTTTAGTTTTGAAGATAAAAACCGTCCCACCCTGTCAGTAATAGCGCCTATTGCCGGTGTTGCAACCCCGCCCGTGACAGTACCTAATAGCACTTGACCGCGTTTAGTTGCAGCAAAATCGGGATTTTCTTCTACATTTACTGGCTGCAAAAGACCACCGGCACCGCCCAAGGCCGCTCCTTGCATAAACCTGCCGCCAGTTGTGGCAGCGGTTACTGGAAGCCTGGCCGCCATTGCTAAATTGGCAGGGCTAATAACATTACCGGCCAATCTGTACGCATCAATGCCACTTTGTCCGGTAGCCGTTCTTGCTTGTGACAGTTCTCTTTCTGCTTCAGCGATGCCTTTATCAACCCTTTGAGCCTCTGAACCAAAAAATTCTGACACTGGGTTTTTGTAAAAACCACCATAAGAAGTTAAAAACTCAAACCCTCTAGGTGCCAACTGAGCGGCAGCGTCAATCGGGTCTCTTGCCCCTTGTAATACTCGGCCAACTGGCGAAGCAAGGATTTTTTGCCTAAGTGTAGGCTCCGGCGCTGCCTGTTGCTGGCTTTGAATCCACTCAGACAAACGGCGAGCCGATTCAGTATCACCCGCCGCATGAGCTTGTCTAAGCGCATCAAAAGCTTGATTCATGTCAGCCATTATCGTGCCCCAGGCGTGTAAAGTTGCATAATCCGATTAACGTCTTCTGGTATCTGTTGACTTGAAGTGCCTCCGGGTTGAGAACCAAACGACTGCCCTCTTGCATTTCTGGCCGGCATGGGTGGCGTTACAACAGGGTTTTTTACGTAAAATTCAGAAAGCGCATCAAAGAAATTGTCATCAATTACGCCATTGTTTCTGCGCGCATATTCTCTGGCGAATTTAGATACAGCTATATCTCGCTGAATTGCTGCACGCATGGTCGTGATAATCTGCGCCCTGCCTTCTGCTGTTTTAGACAACCCTGGCACTTGCTTTAAGAAATTGTCAAAATCTTTATCTGTCATAGGACCCGTGCCGGGCTGCCTTAATGCTCCAGCAAGTTCTCTAGTTAAAGCTTCTGCCGCTTGTTTATTGCCTAATTTTGGGTCTAGTTTTACGCCAAAAGATTGAGCAAATGAAGCCATATCAGCAATAGCCGGTGCTGCTGCACCGCCGTCAATGCCGGTTAAAAGTTCTTCCATTCTTCCCAATTGCGACAGTTTTTTGGGGGCATCAAATCCGGCTTGATTTATTGTCGCTCTTATTTCACCTAACCCTTTTCCATAAACTTTTGATTGCTCACTTTCCTGAGTATTAAAGTTTCTAGCATCTACATTTACAGTCGGCCTGCCAGCAGCCGCAATGCTTCTTTTTGCCCCTACCAATGGCTGATTTATTACAAGTTCACCATCAGCCCCGCGAATAAGCATATCCTTAAATGGGTTGCCTGTTTTTTGTAACGGGGTCACGTTTGCAGGTATATCACCGAACTCAGTTACTGGCACTAATTGACCGTCAACATCCTTAAATTGAACCTTATCACGCCCAAAATTGCGCGATTCATAATAAGATTTTACGGTTTCTACCGGAACACCGGCGGCTATGGCTTGTTGTGGCGTTGAGCTTTGCAGAATGGACATTAAGCGTTGATTTTCTTGCGCTTTGCGTTGCTGTTCCGCTTGTTGTTGGGCAAAATTTGCCGCGCCAGTAAAACCCGCCTGACGATAGCCAGCATCAGGCGCACCCATTAGCGCCCTGAAAGCGCCTGGCATATCTTGTGGCTCTGCGGGTCTTGGTGGGCCAGCAACATCGGGCGGCAATACTTCAGCCGGTCGGCCTAACGCTTTTTCGGTGAAACCGCGAAGCGCGTTAGCTAAAGCTTTTTCTCTTTCACTTCCGATTTGCGTTATTTCTTCCTGCGCCATCTGTTGCCCACGCATACCGCCGAGCGAACGAAGGCCAGCGGCTAGATATTCAAGCGGGTTAGGGGCAACGTATATATTCCCCACCATGCGGCCTTGCGGGGCTTGGTATTGAGCTTGCTGGCCGTAGCGTAATGCTCTTTCGCGCGCTAGTTGCAGTTGTTGTTCGTAGTCTGTCATGATTACCTTCCAAACAAACTAGGGAATTGTTTGCCAAAGAAATTCCCGCCCAAAGAACCGCCGCCAGCAACCGGCAGCCCGGCAATTCCCATCCCTAATCCAAAAATGCCGCCCAACGGGCTGGAGGCTTGCTCGGCGTTGTAAGCGTTCAATTGTGCGCCATATTGTGCGTTTGCAGCATTCAGGTAATCAGGGCCTTGTGTAGCGTTTTGCAGTGCGAACTGCTGGAACTGAGGCGCTTGTACTTGATTGCCAGATCGTAGCGCGTTAATCAGGTTGAGCGGTCGGTCTTGCAGATAAGCCTGTTCTTGAAGCGCCGCCGCACGGTTAGCCTGGTCAAGACTGATACCCTGCATTGCAGCTTGCGTCATCAGATCATTAGCTTGCTGGTTTTGCATGGCCATCTCACGTGAGAATGCGTCAGAACCCAAGCCAATGCCAGTATTAGCCAGCCGTTGCCGGGTGGCTTCTTCTTGCGCTTGCAGTTGTGGTCTAAGTCTGGCCAAAATCGCTTCTTGCGCGGTCTGTCCGACATTTATACCTCTGGTCGGTAGGCCGCTAACGTCTAGCTCAGGGTTTTCAAATATCTGACGGGCGCGGTCAAATCCAATATTTGCGACTTGTCCGTATTTGCGGTTTAGCGCTAGTTGCTCGTCGAGTGCGGATTGGGCTTCCGGGGTCAGGTTGGTATATTGTTCCCATACGCCATCATCATCGGTCGGTCTTTTATAAGTCAGCGAACCCCATGGAGTGTATTGATTTATGCGGTTCGCTTTAGTAGCGTATTTTGCGGCCTCTAAATTGCCAGCCGCCGTTTGTTCTGCCGCGCCGCGATAATCTGGCGGGGGTGGTGCGCTTCCTTTGCCGCCCTCTAAAGTTACAGGACTGTAACTTAATACGCCAATTTTACGAAACGCATTTATCGGTAAATCAGGCTGGTCATGAAAGTACCGCATACTTTTTCCCTTTAATATATTTACATTCGTCCTTGAACATTCGGAACAAATATATATCGCCATCAGGGATAGCCTGCGCTAACGTGGATTCTAACGCAAACCCCATTTGCCTGACAAGTTTTATACATTTTTCGTTCGTTGATGCTACCGGAACCGTGATTCTTTTGACGTTTAACTGATTGAACGGGTAATCGTAGATTATTTCAAGGAACTTTCTGTTCGCCCAGTTTCCTTCACCAGCGATATGACAAAAGATATTCGTTCCAGAATAATCTTCGTAAACTACACCAGCGTTTAATTTTCCGTCTTTAACCTGGCCAATGGCAGTGCCGCGTCTAGGCGTCCATTCGCCGCCTGCTTTCTCAAGCACCCATTTCCCGACTATTTCGGCGTCAAAGCACAGAGTTGGCAGGCTGGTAGACATAATCGACATTGGTGAATCGTACTTCTGCCCCGTTATTTTGCACTTTAAGCCTTAGCGCGGCAGAGTTTGCCACTGCCCCGACAGTATTCCAGCCAGTCGTCGAACGAAGCCCACCACCCCAGACCATCGTACCCCAAACCATCGAACTCCACACCATGCCAGTAGGCGCGACAAAACTTAACGTGCCTTGTGGGTCTTGTGCCAGATAGTTTGTATTCAGCCCATATAACGCAGTCGGGTTTCCGCTTGTTAAAATGTACGGGCGCACCATGGTGAAATACTTGTTGAATGCCTTATTGCCAAAGTAACCGAAGGCGGGCAAACAATCAGCTTGTATGGGCGCAGATACGTCAACATTTGATACCCATGCCTTGTAAACCTTGGTATTGTCTGCGTAATAAAGACCGGTCGAGGCGCGTAACAACACGTTCGCATTCCAACCGGTGAATTTAGTCCATGCGCCTGTAATTGTGTTTTGTGCAAACTGATACGCCCCACCAGTAGCGGGAACGTTCAATAACATCATGTTTTCTTCAGGGGTAAGGCACAATTGCCACCCGAATGCCGACGAGAAAGAATTTGCCGCTATTGAGACACTATTCTGTATATTGTCCGTCAAAGCAACTCGCCTATCGACACTGGCAGACAATAGCCCTCTACCCAAAGGAAAGACACCCTCGGTCGTATTGACAGCCAGATCACCGCCGTACTTTGCCGCGCACCGTCTTCCAAGTGGCCGCCCAAGCTGAAACACGCCAATGATCGAAAAATCACCGCCAGCACTTGGGTTGCTCCCTCGATAAACCGCCACCTCGCCATTTGTCGATAGCACGACAAAATGATCATCAGCGCCAGCGCCAGCGTCAACCGTCCATGTATAACAGGCCTGAATTGAGCCGCCATTTCTAAACACACTGGACAAATCAAGAGTGCCAGCAGCGCCCCCTATTTGACCGACCGGCAAAAATGCCACCGTCATGCTGTTTTTAACGACAAAGTACAACCTCGACTTAAACACGCAAACGTGCACCAAACTGGTAGTCGTAACGCCAGTAATTGAAGGCGACGACGCGCCGTCGATAGCTGTCCAGGTGGTGCCGTTGAATAACTGAGGCTTATCTACCCCGTTCACTAAGTACAGAAAAGACCCGCCAGCGGTCGTCACGTTAGCATCTTGCCATTGCGCCGAAGTTTGTCCAGTAACAACTGCCGCGCCAAGCGTTCCAGCGGTTGTAACGTCAAATATAGACCCGCCAGCCGCAGCAAATAGCTTAGATACGCCTGACGTTGGAAGATACTCAACCAGCGTTTGTACCGGGTTTGTAAAGCCGGTAACGTGGTTTGCGCTACCTTTTCTGATGCCTAAGTAACCCGGATACGGCCACCAGTTATCAAGAATCAGCGCATATTCAGCAGGCATGTCGGCAATGCTATCGCGGTCATTGAGACCACCAACCGGGGCGGGGATAGAAGTAGCGCGTGCTGTTGCCATTATTTGATGCCCATTAAGCCTAATGGCTGATTGTTGCGCTCCAATATTCTGAGCATGTTTTCATTTCCGGGGAATACCACAAAGTTTGAAGTGCCAGCGCCAGCGCC